CCAAGGGTACATTCCTCAAGCGCGACGAATGGATTAAGAACCATTTCACGCCGCCCATCAGCGCCATGTGGAACGGTCCTGACAGCCGTGGCGCATACGTCCGCGTCAACCCATGCTTCGATGAGAGCGGCTCTGATTCCGGCGTGGCAGCGTTCCGCCATGTGCTGGTCGAGATGGACGAGAAGACGAAGGACGAGCAATGGACGATCCTCAAGGAATCGAAGCTGCCGATGTCCGTCGTCATCGATTCCGGTGGCAAGAGCTTGCACGGCTGGGTACGAGTTGATGCGGCGAACAAGGAGGAATGGAGTGAGCGTCGTGATGTCGTCTATCGCCAGTTAGAAGCTCTAGGCATCGATCCAAAGAACAAGAACGCCAGCAGGTTCAGCCGGTTAGCCGGTGTGATGCGCGATGGCAAAGAGCAGAAGCTGTTGGCCATCAATGTGGGTGTCGTGAATTGGGATGCGTTCACGGACTATCTGGAGTCGCAGGACATGCCTCAGGAGTTCTCGCTCGATAGCATCATCGAGTACGACCCGAAGAATGATCCTGACAATCTAATCGGCGACAGATGGCTACGTCGCGGATCTTCGCTTCTCTTCGTAGGCCAAAGTGGTTGCGGCAAAAGCTCGATGGCCGCGTATCAGGGGATGAAGTGGGCGTCCGGCGAAGCGTGGTTTGGCGTAAAGCCTGTCCGGGCGTTAAAAGTGGCTTACATCCAGGCGGAAAACGACATCGCCGATCAGCATGACGCACTCAAGGGTGCGGCTCAGATGACGTTTGGAAAGGAGAACTGGGAGCGAGGATTGCGGAGTGTTGACATGCTCTTCTTCCGCGAAACGGTTCGCACCGGAACAGACTTCGCCACAATGCTCCGCCGTCTCGTTCGCAAGACCAAGGCTGACGTGGTTTACATCGATCCGCTGCTCTCCTACATGGGTGGCAATCCTGCGGACATCGAGGTCTGCGCGAACTTCACCCGACACCTTCTCCAGCCGATTATGATGGAGACAGGTGTTGTCCTGGTACTTGTCCATCACTTCCCGAAGCCGAAGGGTAAGGACGATAAACCTGAGAGCGTGGCAGATTTGGCCTACTCAGGATTCGGATCGTCGGATCTGACGAACTGGGCGAGAGAGGTGATTGTGATGAAGGAGGTTGGCTTCAACAACCCGCGCAAGTTCATGCTCGGCATGGCAAAACGGGCCGACCGTTCCGGCATGACTGACAAGGAAGGAAAAGTCACCGGATCGATTATGATCCAGCGTGGTACGGGAGGCGACATCTCATGGAACTACGCGGAACCTGAGAAGTTTGTCGTGGATAAGGCAGCGGCGAAGAAGCCGTGGACGGGACGACCTAAGCGTTAGCCTTCTCACGCTCAGCACGGCGACGACCTTTGGCGGCTAATGACTGAAATTTTTTTTACCTAGCTTAGAACGGCCAATCCATGCGGCCAAAGCCTTCGGTTCTCTCACACCTTTCTTCTCAAGGCTGCTGATGAGCTTCTCGTAACGACCGCCACCACCAAGTCGCATCTTGTCCATAAAATTATGATTTGCCGAGTTCTGGAACGTATTTCTTTTTGCAAATCAACCGATTTTTCGGCTGATCGCGAATAGGAATCCATCGGCAGTTATCCTTGAAATATCCTAGGTTATTGTCAATTCGATCAAGGCTGTAGCCATCAGGTCTGTCTCCCATGTCCTCGTAAAAACCTTCAAAAGAGAGCCACTTTTCACAAATTGTGACTCCTTTCAGTCTGTAGTATTTAGAATAAACGTGAGCAGGATTTAGGCATCTATCCTTCATTTTGATCCACGACCTGTACGATCCTGATCCGTACTTTCCGTGTTTCAGGCATATTTTAGAAAGCCTTTTTGACCCAACGCAATTGTTGCACTCCCACTGTCTGTTTTCTTTTTTTAGCAAGACAACAACATCGCTCCTAATTGGCTGCTGTTTGCCGCATGTTATGCACTGCCTGTTAAAATATTTTCGGTTTTTAATTATCAGGCAAGGCTCAGCATCTTTAGCACATCGCATGCAGACATGATAGCGTGTCCGCCAAGCATTGCAATCCCCCAAGCGGCGCATGACCAAAATTTAGGCGTCGTCTTATCCTTCGCACTCGCGCAGTTATGCCGCGCGCGGAAGTTCTTACGACGCTCAGGATTGTCGCGTTTGATTTCCATGTTCGGATCGCCGAACCGGACGATGACAACCTTGCCAGCCGGATTCTTAACGTACACCGCGCTCTTCTTCCGCTCGCCAGGAGTGTAGAACGGCTTGTTGAGCGTCACCTTCTTGCCCTGATAGGTGTTACCTTTTTTTGAGAGGGAGGTTTTCATTAGTCGCGGCGACGAGCTTGACGGCGCATTTCCTGAAGCTGCTTCTCTTCAGATTGATTTTCTTCCATCTGCATCATTGCTCTATCTGTTTCGAGCTTGAGCATTCTCGACCAGTTTCGATTGAACAAGTCGATCTGCTCCTTGGTAAGCTGATCAATCGGAGCGGTAACGGTTTTGACGTATGTAGGCGACTGCAACATTTTTCCGACCGCAGATTCACCCGAATCTCCAATCGCCTTAAGCACCATTCTTCGCCCAAGAAACCCAACAAGACCAGCCCCACCTGCGGTCAATCCAGAACCTGTAGCCAAGTAAGCTCCGGCGGTTGCAAGCGTCGGAATGATCGACTTTGAAACCAAGCTACTGCTTTCCTTTGATGCCGTGGCCAACTGATCGGCAATGGTTGAGATTTTGTCCACACCACCAGCCCCAAACAGCTCGTTGACCAAAGCGTTGTACTCTCCCGGCTTTTCTCCGCCAGCAACCAGCGCTTTCATCTTCGCTGTGTCGATGGCCTTTTTTCCATCAACCAGAGAGTCTTTGACGATTCTTCCAAGAACGATGTTCTGAGCGTCGGCCAAAAGATCCGGTCGATTCGCCTTGAGGATCTTGGTGAACTCTTCGGCCCTCTTGACCGGATAAACACCTCCACCCTTGGACTTCAAGAAATCCACAATGTTTCCGGCGGGGATGTTTCCATAAAGCTCACCACCCCTGATTGCCGAATTAACAACCTGCTGGAAATCAGTGGCAGTCTTAGCTTGCTCGGTGACGTAATCGTTCAACTCCCTAAGCATCGACGATGCGTCTGGGTTTGAAGCGATTTGCTTCAGAACATCATCCTCAATGACGACTCCTTTTTTGGCCTTGGACTTGATGTCTGCCAACAGCGATATGATTTCCTGCTGAGCCTCGACATCCGCAGCAGGCTGACCGAGAACTCCCTTAAACTCCCGACCAAGGTTCTTCTTCTGAAAGTCGGCCAGCTTGGCCTTTACGCTCTCAACCTCTTTCAGGTTATCTTGAAGCCGCTTCTCAGATCCTGTGATTCGGTTTGAAACATCCTGCTGAAGCTTCTCCGAATTGCTCGTAAGTTCGGTAAGCTTTGAGGTTAGTTTTTCCTGTTCGTTGATGAGCGAGGTGTACTTCGAAGCGACATCCTGAATTTGACCAAGACCTGGGAAGAATTCGTCGGCGACTTCCTTGGACAGCTTTCCACCGCGCGCCGCCTTTGCCTCGGTCAGCGTGTTCAAGAACTCGACAGGATTCTTTCCTCGAATCTGGTTGTAGATGTAGTCCGAAAGAACTGGCTTCACATCAGTTTCCCAAGTGTCTCCAGCCATGTTCTTCAGAACAGCAAGAGTAGTTCCTCCGCGAGGACCAACGATTGCTGAAACAGATTCAGGTGCGCCACCAGCCTCACCGATGCTGCGAAGGATTCTGTCAACGTACGCTCCTTTGAAACGCGCAATTCCTTCGGCGTATTTTTTGTTTTGCTCGGCAAGATCATCCCGAAGTTTTGGGTTGGCATCAAACGCTGCCGTCATCTGCTCATTGATCTTGTTGAGCTTTTCCCAACTCTCAAAGAACCCCTGTTGAACAGGAGCGTTAAAATCGAACAGGCGATAGATTTGAGAACGCAGCTTCCGAAGGTCTTCCAAGGTCTTGTTTTCAAGAACCGGTTTTCCATCTTTATCTACCTTTCCAAGATCAACCTGAACAGTTGTCGCTTTCAGGTCGGGTCTAATTTTTGCAAAACCCTCTTCTTGAGCGTCTTCGAATTGCTTTCGAACCTTGTTTCCCGCCTCTCCAACGAGCAGACCTGTTTCAAACGCAGACACCGGCTTGGCAGCGGCAAAACGCTCATCAAACCCCTGCTCGATCTTTTTGACGCTATCCTGAAGGCCAGCGATTTGACCTTCAATTCTAGTCCGATTCGCAACGTCTTCAGCTCCAAGCTGCGCCCTTTGATTGCTTAGCCGAACGATTTCATCTTGAAGATCTTGAGCTTCTACTTGAAGACGACCTTCAGCATTGCGAGCAAAGGCAAGTGCGCGTTGATTTCGCTTGTCCTTGAATCCAGCAGTCTTCCTAAGCGACTCATCGACCTTGCGGGTGGCTTGTTCGGTAAGTGCATCGGCTTGTCGGACAACGGAATCAACCACGGCAGGGTTGACATCGGTTTTGCCGGAAAACCTTCCAAGTTCACCAACAATCGCTTGAGTCAGGTCATCACCCGAAAGACCAGACCTGCGTCCCTGAATAACGGACTGCTCCAAAAACGACTGAACCGTGTCCCTGAAGTTCTCGATGTCTTGAGGTGAGGAGCCTGAAAATGCCGGATTGTAAAACGTGTCAGCAACCTGACGAGCAAGCGCAGGATCAATTCCAGATGCATTTCCAAGCTCTGCCCTAATCAGGTCAGCCCTATCTTGAAGAAACTTCTGCGTGAACGGACGCTGCATTTCACCGGCAAACGCAGCCGGAAATTTTCCGATAGAAGGCGCACCTGAAATAGCGCGTCTAGCAGCTCCAATTCCTCGAACTCCAGTCGAAATGGCTGGGAAGAGAGTGCTTCCCATTGCAGTCCTAAGAGCGATTTCGCCTGCGGTAACATCCTCGCCAAGAGATTCAACACCCGCTTGTGCGCCAGCTTGTAATCCGCCAGCAGTCGCTTCACGCCTAAGCTGCGCTCCCATCGTGGCTTGCTGGGGAACTCCAGTTTCGCTCGTCAGCAACCGGCGGACTCCAGTTCCGGTTCCCGGCTTGGCAATACTTGGCGTGGGTATTGCGGCAGCTCCAATCTGGAACGGACGCATCTTTTCAGGTTCAAGAGTCTGAGCCAAAAGCTCAGAACCAAGTCCGATTGCAGCTTCACCAGCAAGCGTTTGACCGCCAGGAAGAAAAGCGGCAGCTAGTGGCGCACCATATCGAACTGTGTTAGCTACAACTTTTCTCGCCCTCTTACCCTCAAAGTCGGCCAAAAACTGTCTTTCCTTATCCGTAAAATCCTCGTCCTCAAGAGGCTCGTAGTTTCCAGCAACATACTTCTGAAACTTACGCGCACTGTCAGGACCAAGGTAAAAATCAGCCTGCTGAACAATCGGATCTTGAGACTGAAATCGTTGCGCGCCTTTAAGGTCTGATCCTTTTACAGCTTTCTGAACCGCTTCCATAGAGCCGATTGGTGGCTCTTCAAAAACAACCTCAGGCTTCCGCATCGGAGGGGCTTGCGGCGTAGACAATGCGGAAGGTTGCTGCTGAGCTACCTGAACTTCGTCGTCAAAAACAATTTCAGCCATGTTTGTGTTTACTTGATGGTTGCAGGTCTTCCACCGACTGAGATTCTGGTTCCAACTGGAAGATTTGCCGACTGAGCTTCTTCGATTGAGTTAAACGACCGAATTTCAGACTGCTGTTGAGGGGCTGTTTCAACGCCCAAAATCTCATCAGCCTTCCGTTCAAGTTCGTTGATGTAGGCTCCGTATTGAGGATTTTTATCAATACCCTGAAGCCTTAACTTCTCAACACGATCTTTTATGTTGCGAGCTGTAAGGTCTTTAAATGTCTGAACTCGTTCAGAAAATCCGGTATCGGTGGGCTTTCCGATTGAAGTTGAGATTCTTGTGATTTCAGGTTTAGTAAGAGCCTTACCGCCACGTTTAAACATGGCACCACTGCTCATATTTACATAAAGCTGATTTAACTCTCGTTCTGGACTGAATGTATTAAAAGCTGATCCAGCGCCAACTTTTGCATTAAACAATGGACCGTAAATATCCTGTTCAAGGTAAGGTTCCATAGGCTTGATTCCGCTAAGAACAGCCTCGGAAAACTCAAGCTCGTCCAGATCGAGCTTAGTTGGAGCAGGAAGTTTTCCTCCAGACTCTGCTTTAGTTTTAGCTGTATCGGCATTTTGCTGATTGATATCAAGCTGTCTACCTTTGGTTTCAACATCAAGCTGATACCTCTTTTCTTTCAGCAACGCTTCTTCGGTTTTTAGAGCTTGATCAAACTCAAGCCTCGCTTTGTCGATGTCGATTTTAGACGCGCCTTCGCTTCTCAACCTATCAAGATTTAATGCAGCAATTCTTACTTTGTCTCTTGAAATATCGAGATTTCCAATAATGGATGTGGTTTTAGCTTCAGTTTGCCCAATCTTTGAAGTTCCTAATTTTTCATAATAGGCGTTCATTTTCTGAACGTCGATGTTAGGACTTCCGTCTTGATTGAAGCCTATCCAAGCTCCGGCATCGATTGCTTTGTTTATCGTCGATGCCCTCAGCGTGTTGGAAGTAGCTTCCGCCCTGTCTCTGGCTTTCAGGAGTTCAGCACGAGCAGAATACTTCTCAAGGTTGTTCAACATCTTGTCTGCCTCTTGCCTGTACTGCTTGGACTTAAACGGAGGTATGACTGGGAATTTCGCTTTGTCGGTGGGGTTGTTAAGATAATCTGCAACAC